AGCGATTTTCCGACTTCTTTGTCCATAAGGCCCCATCGGATCGCAACAGAGGCTGCCAGACTTGCAACCCCAGCAGCCATCAGTCCAAGGCCAAGCGGGATGTTTGCCCCAGAGAATGCGAGAACAACGCCAATTGCAAGCAGCCCGATTCCGAGAGCGAAGGTAATGCTGTGAATACAAGCGGCTACCTTTTGGTCAATGTTTCCCCAGTCCTCTTTCAAGGCGTGAGCAAATCCAAGCACTCCAACGGCAATTAAGCCAAGTCCCAACGGGATATTAGCGCCAGAAAGCGCCAAGATTAATCCAAGTGCCAGCGAAAATCCGCTTGCCACAGTCTCAATCAGCGCGAGATTATCCTTGACCGTGTTTGCCAAATTGGTAACCCAACTAGCAATCGGAGTCTCTGTGAACATCTGCGAGGGGTCGAGTCCTGTGTTAGACCCGCCCCCACCACTGGACGGTTCCTCAAGACGGTTGATCTCATCAAACCCCATGAGCTGGTTCTTCCACTCTTTCGCAGCCCCAGCGCCCTTCTTCATGGTGTCGGCAAATTTGTCTGCCACCACGTTCGCCTTCAAGTAGGTTGTCCCGGTGAAGGCCGCAAAAAGCTGAGACAGAGCATCAGCAAGCTTCGTGACAAGGTTGATGATCTGAATGACAATTGGGGTCACAGCAGCAAGAAGTCCGATAAACGCGGAGCCGAGTTGGGCCTTCATCTGCGTTCCGGCAGACTTCATACTGTCCATCGCTTCGGCGAATCTGTGGCCTGTCCCAGAGATTCCTTCCGAGAACGCGTAGGCATATTGCAAACCTTCAGAGAAAGCCGCCGCCACGTTCTTGATGATGGTTCGGATGGCACGGTAGAACGCAATCCTGCCGAATGATTTCACGACGGCAGACAGCGGCTTGTTCGCCTTCGCCGCCGCCTTGCCAACCTCTTTAGTCGAACGGGCAACATCAGCAGTAGCCCGTCCCGCCTTGCTTGCGGCTTGATTAACGTTGTTGATGGTGTCAGCGATCTGAGTATTGCGGTTAAAAGAAACCGAGCCTCCGCTACTCAGAGCGCTATTCATTTCGCGCAGCTTCGGAATTACATTGTCCAAGGCTCTTCCCATGCCGCGAATGGCAGAGGAAACACTTTTAAGTTCTTCCGCAGCGCCAGATGCGCTATGTTTTACTTCTATTTCCAGAGACTCAAGCGTATCTGCCATTTAATCACCTTGCTTCGGTTTCTGTTTCGCCATCTGCTGTTTGCGAATCGCTTGTAGCGCGGCATCCATCTTTTTCCACTCCTCTTGCTCTCTCCGCTGCTTCTCAGCCTCGGAGATCGGGAAGATGTCAATGGGCCGCTCAAGATACGTCTGCTTCTTTGAACCACGTTTTGCAAAAGCGTTTGCGAGGCACACGGCGAAGGCGTCGAATACATACAAGCCTTGTAGCCATGCTTGCTCGTTATCGCACTCTCTTTTCAAGCGGTATGCCTTGCGATAAGCGACTGCTATGGCAGGAGGCCCGTCCCAGAATTGCTCATAGGTCATACCCATTGCTAAATACTGTGGACAAGCCTCCTCAAAGATTTCTGTTAAGGTTGGCGGTTGCCCCGGATCCTCGGTTAGAACGTTACCGCCATTCGGCGAGGGTTTGTGCCTTCGCCCTCGTTTGCGATCAGGGTTTGGTACGCTTCAGCATAGAGCTTGCCGAGGTGGGCCATCTCTGCCTCGTTCAGACCGCCGAGTCCATCGAACAGGATCTTATCGGTCTGCTCACGGGTCATGTAGGGATGATGCATCAGGAAAGCACCCCAGAACATGATGGGAACCATCGTCATGGCTTTGCTTTCCAGTTGATTCACATCGAGTCCGGCCTGTTCCGTCCGGGTGACGGTCTTGCGGCTGAACTCCAGCGTATAGGAGCGGCCCTGATCTGGGTCAGTAATTACCATCGGATTCACAGTCTCAGTCTTGTTGCTCATCTCATTCTCCTTCATGCGTAGGGGCGGCATTGTACCGCCCCGTTATTTTTATCAAGTGGACGCAGTCGCGAACACGTAGTCGCCGCTCGGCAGGATATTGGCGAAGTTCTCCAGAACGGAGTCAACCTCCGCGCCGCCGAAGCCAAGCTCATGAGGCATCGCTTGAATGTAAAAAGAGTCCATGCCGCTGTTCGCGGGATAGGCATACTCAAACCACATCTGCTTGCCGTCCGTCAGACCTTCCGCAGCGGTGACCAGAGCAGTCCAAGCAGTACGGAACGCAGGATAGTCGTTCACGGTGAGCTGGATGCTTCCACCGGGGTCAGCAAGACCAGCAATATAGGTATGGTTACGGGTAGCGCTCAAGGGGGTGGTCTGTATGGTGTTGACCTCATCGCCGAGGGCCGGGAGCGCCTTCACGCCGGGGATTTCCGTGTAGCCCGTGGTGGGCCGAGTACCAGCAGTCGTTTCCGCGCAGTACTTCACGATCATTCCGGCAGTAGACAGAGCATTAGCAGCCATTGTGCATTTCTCCTTATCTTAAGTATTTGGCATCGAATCGCCTCCGCCGATGATCCTGCGGAAGCGTCCGACAATCGTGAAGGTGTCTCCCCTGTCGATGTTCGTCTCGGAGAACTCACGATAGTAAAGTGAACTGAAAGCCGCCCGAGCCAGATCCATAATGTCATAGGCTTCGGAAGCGGCGGTGCTGTGTTTGTTGCTGACCACTTGGATCTCAAACACACTCTCATATTGCACATCGTCAAAATCGAGCTGCACGTTTTCAAGCGGTCGGCTCCTATCAATCTCATGAATGTAACAGGCCGGGAACTTGGCGGGAGTGGCGACAAGGCGTGAGGTATAGTACGCATTCGGATACTTAGCCTTGATTGCGTTCACGATGTGCGTGTAGATCGCGTTTCGTGTGTAATTCAATTTCTAAGCACCTCCTGCGCTATACGCTTCTCATTGCTTCGTATCGCCTGTCCTGCGTAGTACATAGGCATCTCTGCCGGAGTGCCACGGTAGAAGACGTTGTCGTAAAACCAGTAGCCACGCCGCGAAAACATCTGCGCGTGAGAATCAGACCAGTCTCCGGGCATCGTACCAACCGACACGTTTGACGTATCTCCGGCGTACTCGCCAGCGTAGATGCCAGTACCAAACTCGATGAAGTAGATGTCCTTGCCGCTCATGACGATCTTGTATCCGTTGTCCATCTTGACAACGTCCACTCTTGCGTCAGTATTGCCGTATCCTCTCGCAAACCCAAGACGCAGTCTTGCCTCTTGCGCTCCGATCTCGGCGAGACGCTTGCAGATTTCATCCAGCTTGGGCTTGAGCTTCTTTTGGTAATCCTGCAATTCCTTTAAGGCCCTGTTGCAAGAGTCCGTTGAAAGCTCAATCGTTATCGTCTTCATGCGACACTTCCACCTCCGCGAGAGCGAGAACGACCTGATTGATCGTCCGCGAAACGGCGGCGACGCGATAATCGAACGGTTCGGTGCGCGGGTCGGTTTCGATCCAGAAGACTGTCTCTGTGTTGAACGGTGTGCAGAGATCCTCGGTCGTGGCAGTTCTTCCAAAGGTCTGCGTCAAGCCAAACATGGCGATGTCGGCCTGTCCTCTGCCGCCTGACACGTTCATCAGCGTGTATACGGGAGGCGTGTACTTGACACGGTACTCGCCCGTGAGGTTTCCCTCTTCGTCGTACAGTTCCTCCACGCCGTCGTAGAACGCATAGGCCACCGGGCGCTTGTTCCTTTTGAGCGTTCTCAAGAGGCGCTCACCGCCCCTACTCGCACAAACGGCAGAATGTTGTTGTGGATGTAATCGAGCATATCGGAATAGCGGAAATCGCGGTGGACGCCGTTTTCAATCGACATCCCCTGACCTTCGGCTCCGGCGTGAGTCCACCCGACGATCACTGAATAGATCTGGATACCCTCGTACTTCTCCGGGACTTCGGTCACATTCTCCGGCACTCCACCGACTTGGTGGTACATCCACGCGAGGATTTCATTCCCCGCGAGATTGAGATAGGTACTGAGGACGTTTTCAGTTGGCATATAGCCGCTGCCATCCTCAAGAAGAGTTTGGACTGCGACGAGCTTTTGTGCGTATGTCATAGTTGTCAGTCCTTTAGGGACGGGAGAGGGAATGATCCCTCTCCCTTATAGATTACTTGCTCTTGCGAGGCTGTCGCTTCGTCTGCGGTTTTTCAGCCTCGACCGTCTCCACGGCAACTTCTTTCGGCTTTTCAGCTTTCTCATCTTTGAGAATGCCAACCGTCATAGAGCCGTCAGGGTTGATTCGGATCGCCATCAGGTTCCAGCGGGGGCATTCACATAGATGCCGTTGGTCTTCTGGTGCTTGACCCAAGCGCCGTGGTACTGACGGAAGTCGTACATCCAAGCCTGAGCCTCCTGCACCACTTCGGGGCTGAAGATGCGGGGATTAGCCAACTGAACAGCTTGCATGATGGCAGAGGGATGCACGATCATGAAGTTGATGGTCTGACCAGTGGTGGTGTAGCCGCCAGCGCCGTCGTGAGCAGTGGGAGCTGCGAGAGTCACGGCAGTGTTGAAACGACCAGAGGGAACGGTGATGACACGCATATCGTTGTACATCTCGACATTGTAGTCGATGCCGTTCTCGCCATTCATGGTGTAGCGAG